AAAATTCACAAACTCATGATATTGCTCCTGGTCATTATATCCCCATACATCAATTCGAGAATATAACTCACTTAGCATTCTATCAATATACATACCAATAGTCTCTTCTTCAGCCTCTGTTTTTTCTCCAAGATGTAAAATACCAGACGTTACACCATCAAATACAGAGTCTTCGTCTTTTTTTACGCAGTGTTGATGATTATGAAGCATTTTCCAATTTTCACCTGGAGTTCTGAATATATGCGCTCCATATAATGAGTTAAGCATACGTTTTTGATATGGTTCGTCATATTTTACATCGTCTTCCGCCTGTACACCTTTCAACCAACATGCAGTCATCGCAGCATAGTTAGATAGGTCCTCAAGGGTGTCTAGGAGGCTCTCAGAGCCCACCTGCTGCGTTTTAGACTCGTCCGTGAGGGATTGTAAGCGGAGCATTTTGTCTTGCATACGGACCAAACTAGAGATGATTCCGAATTGGTCCAAAGACTCCTCAAATGAGTTGCCATAGTCATGATTTTTACGACAGAACGTATCATATTGCCCATCGTATTGTGTTTTCATTGTTGTTGGGTTTAATTTAGTCATTTTTCTTACCTTTCTGTTTAGCACATATCCCATTGGTTACTAGTTTCTTTTTGACTATCATTCATTTTATAATACTTTAGATCAATGTATTCTTCATTATTCATTTTCTAACATCCTTATTAAATAACTCATTTAGATGGTTCGCCCAGGCATCCTTTGATTCATATACATTGCAAGTGTTAATTGCACCTTTCGGAATATATGATTTCTTCTTACCCATAATAACTCCATCATTGTATTTTTCATAATATTCGACTACTAAGAATTCGTCTTCAAACACATAACTAATAACGTCTAGAAATACTGTACTCTCTAGCTCGATATCTTTCGTAATGTTTAGTTCTAAAACTCTTAGGTCGTCATTATCAAAACCAGGTGTAATATCTGACATTCTCTCCTCCTCTAATAACCGCATCCAGTTCCAGGAGGATATGCTTTATGATACTTATCCATAGATTCAAAATATTCGATTAATGCAACGTTTGATAGTGGAATATAAACAGCCTCTCGGTTGTCATCTTCTAACTCAATTTTAAGAAGATTGATTCCTTCAGCTAGGAAACCATAGTGTTTAACGTCTAGATAAAGATGAACTGCAATACCTCTCCCGTTTTTAGCCTCTTTATCGTCTTTGTACTTAACGTATAGAACTCCATTATCTTTCTTGCTCATACCAGCTACCCTCCTGTTCGCCATTTACTAATCTAGTTAATTGAATCACATCTCCATGAGGGACTCTGAATAACTTTAAGTCTTTGTCGTCTGGGTTTGTTTTATAGTTGATAACCACATAACCGTCAACGCGTTTCTCAAAAGATACGCTTTCAACATATCGAATAATCCTGTCGGAGATTCCTCCGCTTCCCTTATTATACCATACAATATGGCAGTCTATAATATCTTTCGATGAGCTCTTAGGAATCTTATTAACACCCATCAAATCGTCAAGATACTTTTCATAGTCTGCCTTTTCTTCATACACTACAAATTGAACAATATTTTCTTTTGGAATATACGTCTGTAGACCTCTCACCGTTTTATCAGCATACTCTTTATAATGTTTAATAACCAGAAACTGGTCTTCGAATTTGTGTTCAATTACGTCGAAAAATAGTGTTTGCTTGTTAGTATTGTTTCTTTTAAACTCAATATCAATAACTTTGAGTTTTTCTCTACTTTGTTCCATCAGTTTCTCCTATAGTCGTTTCACAAATTGGTTTTCGTTTAGCACGTCCAGCAGAATATTAATAACATCCTCATATTGAATTCCTGTAATATCCTTAAGTACATTACATAATCCTTCATGACTAATATCATGAAGTTTAGAGTATGCTATTAAATGACGTGCTAAGTTATGAAAATCTTCTTTATTTACATCCTTATGACGAGTAGATATTAAATCATCATAAAATTCGTTGCATAACAATATAACTTTATGAATATAATAGTACTCATCAGCACTTACAACATATTTCCCCATAGTTAACTCCTAGTTCAAAATATCATCCGCGTAATATCTTTCAATCAATCCCAACTCATAACATGTCATCACGAATTCATTCAGATATTCAAGACGAGCATCCGAAGGCACTTGACCTTTATTCTTACGAACATTCCAACGAGACAAACTAGCAAAATCGAATTGCTCCGCCGATTGTACAAATACGCGGTATAGATAAATAAGAGGGAATTGAATCATCCCGTCTTTAATTTGTAACGACGTCATAGCCGTATTGTTCCATCCAAAGAAATAATCCTGTGGATGGACCGGTTCACCAGCAGCTTTTCGCAAGTCTGCTACAGTAATAATACCGCCACTACGGAGAATATTCAGCATAGAATCCAACCACATAGATAATTGGTCTTCTGCTGTAACTGCGATACCCATCTCAGTTAGTTGTTTTGCTTGTTCTTCAAAGTCTTCTGCCTTAATAATAGGTACACGTGTGATAGAATATTTTTTGTTATTTACATTAACGCCCATTATGCTTCCTCTCCTTCAAGTTCTTCCCACATCTTTTTATTTTCTTCCTCAGATAATGGTATTAAGCTACATGATTTAATTGTATTTAGATTATAGATAACCTTCCCTTTACCATGCCTATAATATCCTTCGATGACCAACGCATCTCCGATAACTTCAACACTTGTTGTGGTTTTATTACCCATGGCCACTGCATCTTCACCTTTTTTAAATTGAACATATACACTATACAATTGCTCTTTACTCATTTTCTTTCCTACTTTCCAAATAGTTCTTCACTTCTTCTGCTAATTTTTTCTCATTCTCCTCAACAACCAAAGGTTTATTAAGGTTTGACTTGTTTCCTCGTAATCCAATACCAAATCGGTCTGCTAGGATAATGTCTTGATTACTATGAATATAACGAGCGTTTGAGCGGAACGACTGCTCCGCTCCGTCAAATAACACTCTTGCAATCATAGACTCAGCTGATAACATGAATTCTGTCAGTTGTGGTGCAATATACACCCGTTCAGACTCCAGTTTCAACCGAATCATTTCAAATTTGTGTGTCTCGAGTGAGTGCGCCATATACTCATCATACTTTAGACCAGTATTCAGCAGTTCACAAATCACTCGTAATAGCATGTCTGTAGATGGAAATACCAATACCCGTAAGTCCCTTGGACGTTCTGACAAGATAACATACGGATGTAGATATCCATCAGTCCCTACAAACAAATCAAACGGCTCGGGGATATAAATACTGATGTTCGGACCATACCGAAATCCAGTTAAAAATCCACCCCCGAGGAAATTTCGAGATGCATTATCTAGAATAGGCGTGTAATGGTAGGACTTACGAAATCCCTCATAGAGAATATGACTCTCCGCTTTCTTTACATCCACTCTATCATACGCATCAAAAAATGCCATGATGTTTTCAATCATCTGAATCCCTCCAAAACACTTTGTCACTAATATACAATCCATCATTCGGAATGTTATAGATAAATTCCTGCATTCCAAATGACCAGATCTTCAAATCAGGATTGAATAAATACATATGATGGATCTCACAATGCATGTTAATGAATTGAATAGCCTTCTCAATCTCTCCTTTAGATAGCAATACAAATAATCGATCTAAGAAGAAATCTCTGACTGCTACATCCTTGTCAATGATACAAATATAAGGTGCACCAAAGGCAGCATCCTTAACAATAAAGAACGGACTACCCGCATCGATGTTCCCTTTATGACGAATACGTCCGGAACGATTGAATACAAATGAGAATCCATAGAGCGGAAACTCAAATAACGCGTCTTTCTCCATTAAATAATGGATGACACTCCATCGATCACTCTCATAATATACTTGCTCCATGTCAAATGAGGAATCCAAATAGGTTGCTAGTTTGTACCAACGAGTTTCATTATCCTCTGGATCCAATTCTCGAGTCCAGCTAGATAATAACAACTGTCTTTTCTCAATATACTCTTCTAATTTACCTTCTAAGCTTGTATCCATTGCCATGTTACGCAATAGAAATAACGCGATTGCGCACTTTGCTCTAGTTGTCCATCTCTTGATACGTTTAAGCATTACTTATCTCCTTCAATCCCAAATACGAGCGGCATTTTGTCATCCACAATTAGACTGACTGCGTGGTTATGCTCGTGCCATAGTGTGTTAGACTCATTGTATTCTTCCTCCGGAATATGGAATAGTCCATAAGTACCATCCGCATTCGCTTTGCCTTGACGATGGTGTTCGAAGAATGAAATAATCGTGTCGTGAATAACCGGATCCAAATCAGATTTTAGATCCAGACCCATAGTGTCTAGAATCCAATCAGCATACTGCTCGACAGTTCCAATATTCGTAGCGAATTGCAGACGTGTCGCATAGTAAATAATTGCTTCAGCAATTGACGCCCAGTCTGAATAAATAGTTCCAAATTTGAAGTATTCGGTGCGGTCACGAATAATATCGTCGCGTAGATTATTATCTCCAATATTCTCTTTCGTTGGAATATACTCCCATGAGAATAAGATTGCTAAGTTATCCCGCAGTTCTTCGTTCTCAATACCGGCTCTATCCATTACCAATGCACGGTAGTAATCATACGACTCTTGTGTATTATCGTCATAAATACGTTTGTCGTGCTCCATATCATTTACTTTCAAAGCTTTAATTTGTGCTGTCATTTCCCTTGTTTGCTCTATAATATCATTCACAGTGCGTTTGTCATCACGGTGGTTTAAGAGCTTTGTCCCTTCTTTAAACTTACGTACGAATTCATATACGTTTCCTTCAATATCGTAATGCTCGATTAACTCTTCTGTTAATGGATTGTAGTCAACCCCGAATTTCTTCTCATATGGTGTCAACTCACGTTGAATATCACCCTCTGGAGTTTTATACCAGTCCATTCCATCGTCTGGTAATCCCTCAATCTCACGTTTCGCTTTGTCAAACTCTTCCTCACGCGCTTTATTTGCTTCTAGTTTCTCCTCCACTTTTTTAGCTTCGGCAGCAGCCACTAGTTCTTCATAAGATAATCCTTCAGCTTCTAGCTGATCTTCTTCCTTCCACCATTTATAAATGCGATAGGCGCCGTATCCAGCGCCCGTCACACCTACCAATGTTAAAATAACTTTGACAGGAGCTTTCATTAGTTCAATTCCTTTCTAGTCTTCTTAGGCATAAGGTCTTTGAAATTAGTTGTAGCATATAGGTTGCGTGGTGTCTTCCAGCGAACATATACTTGTGGTTCATATTCTTGCTTGTCATCGTTCCATACTTCATGCGTATCCCATTCTAAGAAGAATCCATCAGTATCCGTCCATCCAAATGGTAGGGCAGCTTTCGGTACGTCAAATCCAAGTGCATCCAATACTTCTGCAAATGTGATCATACCGGCTTTAGAAATACGAGCAGTCATTAGATCGTCTACCTCACGTACCCAAGCTTCATTGTATTCTGGATCATCCGAAGCATAGTTTGAAGAATATTTAAACCAGCGTCCATAGAAATCGCCTTCATTAGGTACAATAGAGTCTACTTCAATTTCTTTACCATCGACTTCAACTGATTTCGTTTCCATAGGGGCATCAATTTTCTTGAATGTTTCTTCGTCCAATACGGTCTTCGCACGTAGACGATAACGAGCATGTTCTTCTGTAGCCATAGCAAGCGCAGCTGATACGGCCTTCAGACGATTTGTTTGAATAGCAAAACCTAATACGATAGCCGCAGTTGATGCTGTTGCAACTGCTACAGGTACCGCTACATCTTTCGCAATATCCATCACTACTTCTTTCTTAGAATATGGGATGTTTGATTGGTCGAGTTCTTCGTACTTCGCTTTGGTCTTTTCTAGTTTCTTACCAGATTTGATTCCTTCATACACAGAATATCCGTATCCTGCAAGACCGACACCAAGTAAAATAAACGGCGCGTATTTCTTCGTCAAGATTTTAGATGTAGTGTATGTTGTTTTAGCTGCTGCTTTGATTGTTTTAACGTTTGGTAATTTCATTTTAGTTTCCTCCAAGAATATCTTTAGCTAACTTTTCATCGACATAGTTTTCACACAATAATGTGAACGCTGCATAGTGTTCAGATGTGAATACAGAATGTCCACGAATCTCTTCTGTCTTATGAATATGATCAATATGGTCGAATGCGATTGTCCATCCGTGATCAATTCCCTTAGTATACACAATGTTTCTCAAATCTGAGAATAACATTGGACGGTTTTCTTTACTTTTAACCTGTGTTTTTGGATATAGTCTAATTTTCATCTAATTTCTTTAACTCCTTTGTGATTTGTTCATAGGTTAAATCAATCATTGCATCAATCACATGTTGCTGTTGTTGATGCTGAACAAATAAGTCTGGCGTATCCCAGAATTCATTCACACGATATCCTTCATCCCTACGGAATAGGAATACTTTCTTATCGTGTACGACAATATAACCTTCTTGGAATTCGTCCATACTCTCAATATCATGCCATGTATCGACGTAAATTCCATTCTTGACAATAATACAACCTAATTTAATTTCCTTTGTTTTCATTTAGATTGTCCTTCCCACCATGTCATACCAATAAATATATCGACGACACAGATAACGATAAATGCCCATACGGCTTGTAACTGTAAATTTAAGATTGCCCATAGAAACGCTGAAAAGATAAGCAATGAGAAATTGAGTAACAATATACAAAGCCCGAGAAGCATTCCTACTAGAAATTTCATTTACTTTTACCTACCCATAGTACTGCTAAAATAATCCAACCAACAGGCGGTGTGCATAACAATACAAGTGTTCCAATCATTTTTTTCATTTTACTTATCCTTTCTGTAATAGTTCATAATTTCTTTGACGTAATATACCATACTAAGCGCATATGGTATGCCAGCAGTCACCCAAACGATTCCAATTAATATTTGAATTACGGGATACATATACACTTGATAGAAAATGATGTAGTATAGTATCGAGCTAGCAATAGCAAATATCGCTGTGATGATGCACATCATTGTTAACTCTTCTCCACCATCAAACATATCACACCTCCACAGGCATAGGGAATTGGATTTTAAATCCTCCACCACGAGCCGCCACAATACGCGCTCCTGCTAATCCTTGACCGCCATTCGCAATGGTCCAACCATAAGCTTGGTCTGTAAATTTAGCTGGTTGATCAGAGAGTTCGTAGAAGTCTCCAACAGTCACCACACCATATGTTTCCAAATTAGCCAATAGAATATTGAATACTTCTTGTGCGTCTTGTCGTGTCTCAAACACAATTTCTTCTACATAATTTGATGCCGTCCGGCTACGCTTTGCATAGGATTGTGTATAATCTTTTTGTCCTCCGCCTCGCCATGAGTCCATACGAGTAACATTATTTGGCGTGCGTCCCCAGTAGTTCCCTGGATTCCGTCGGTGAATATAATCATTCCCAAAGATGGCACGCTGCACAGCAGATATCGCTACATCGGCTACAGTATTCTGAATACTAGGTACAATAACCTCCGTAAACATATGAGTAGCCATACCACGAAACCCTTCTTCGCCGAAAAATACATTACTCATCCATTTACCAATACCAGGTTTTCGAACCTTACCTTTGGCCACTGGCTGAATATGTTTCTCTAGAGCTTCTCCAGCATCATCCAAATCCACTCGTTTCTGTTGTACTACTTTATTGTAGTCTGTCTTTGTCATATTTTCCTACTTTCTATCGTTGCGGACCAGCTTGCATCTACTGGATCCATTCTCTTACTTACTCCGGTTAAGGCATAGTATTTCTCGCCTCGATATATCATCAAATCGCGATATACATTTAATTCAGTTGCTAAGTCCGCCAGAGTCACATCTCGTGCTCCATCTAAAGGAATAATAAAGGTGTATGACCCCATTTGATTATTCATAACGCGGACCGCTCCATAATCTTCAAGCATTACTGCCATAATTATTCGTCGCTAGTCTTTTTGTTTTCGCCTGTTGTATAACCCCACACATAATGTGCGATCCCTACGATACCTCCTGTCAAAAATCCTGACACTCTCACATCTAATCCAAAGAAAAATACCATGGCCGTATAGCACATAGCATAGATTAGTCCTCCTGATAATAACATTAACACAAAGCCAATTAACGTTTTCACTAGCTTCTCCTTTCTAATTGCAAAAAAGAATACCGAGAGTAATTCTCAGTATTCTGGTGAAACGGTTATTCGTTAATTTCGAACTCTCCGTCAATCACTTCGCCTTCAACCTCTTTACGATTCTTTTGAATATAAGAATCAACAGCTTTATAGACTAGAACTCCTCCGGTCGCGATTAATGCGACTTTACCAACCTGTTTGACGACTGGTCTCCAGATAGCAACAGCTTCCGCCAGCTTCTCTTTTACACTTTTATCGTTCTTGACAGTAACAGCATTGTCTACACTTTCTTGTGCTTCCGTTGCTAGTTCTTCTACAGCCTGTTGTCCTTGTTCAACAACTTCCTCGATTTGGTTTGAAACGTTTTCCATTGACATAATATTGTCCTCCTTTATATTTTATCGTTTCATTATAGCCCATGCAATTTCTGCGAATTACAGACCTTCTAAACAAGATTCTCTACTAGCAAATGGTTTCACTAGTACTAACCCTCGTTTCTTTCGTATCTTATTAATTTCTCTGTAATCTTCACTAATTCGATACTTCAACCATTTTTGTAAACTCATTCCATCCGCTCGGACCGTGAATGAATAATGGATAGGATTTGGAGCTGGGTGTTGTATATCATTAAAATAAACCTGCTCCATGCTATCATATAAGGCATTAATATACGCACTATCACTATATGGTATGCTACTCATTGTCATCCCTTTCTAGATGAATGACATAATGAGTCTTTGGAATCGATACTTCCACTTCTTTATCACAAGAATGAAAAGCATTTGCTAACTCATTCATTTCATCATCCGACAGTCTCAAGTGAATATGGTGTTTCATGTTAAATAATCTTCTCCTATAGTTTTTCTAAGCCAGGTGAGTGTATCCCACCCATTTACATCTACTCGATCGTAGATTGTATCCAAAATATCTAAGAAATATCTGATCTTTTCAGGGGCGACCTTATCATCTTCGTGATGATCAAAAGGTTCGAACCACAGGTTTTCGCCAATAGCGCTAAGCTGGTCATCATAATAAAAGCCTTCTGCAAGGCAACTAACTAACTCGTCCACTATTTCTCTTGTAATATTCCACAAGCAGAGTCGTGAATCGATCTTGATCGTCTCATCAGGCACCATTAGTAACCCGAAAATATACCGTCTATACTCTTTGTCTAATCTTCTATGACTCCAATTACGTATCAAACGCTCAATATACCAATCGTCTATGAAAAACATCTCTTTTAACGGTAGGTTTTTAACGTTAGCTACCACCGTATCATAGAAATCTCCTTTAGACAATATGAGGGTATATTGTCCTGTAGAGTTCATCGGTTCAGCCTCCATGCTCATTATATTCTTCTACGACTTTGTCGTAATATGCTCCGAACTCATCCTTCAATTCTTTAGCGCTCATATACGCTCTCTTATTATCTGGATTAGTCTCGATACGATCTGCGGTCTCGCTAATTAGTTCATATAACAATTTGTAGTTCTCATGATCCACATCATGATTACCAAATACAGTTTTGTAATAAGATGTTTCCAACATGGATAATAGAATGTTGTTTACAATCTTACGAGCGATTCTAAAGTAATATAAATCCATATCCAAAATATGCATCTCTTCTGGCAGAGTCATAATGAAATGGAAATATTGTTTGTAATCTACTTGCGCAGGACTGACGCCTGTTTCTGGATCTGGTTCTGTCCACGCAGCGATATACTTGTCAATTTCTTTCTGTGGCATCAACAGAAAATCATCTAACGGCATTGCTTTCACCATATCGATTACCGTCTGTTTGAATTCTGCAGATGTCTTAACAATTGGTCTAGTCATTTTTTACTCCTGCGTATAAATCGTGATAGTGTTGTTCAATCATTTTGATTGTCGACATTCGTTTGAATGTTCCATAGCAATACATTTTGTATGTCCATTTACCATCATTAATATCATATGAAAGTTTATCCATACTCATAATCAAACAGCGCTCAGGTAATTTATACGCTAGAATATCTGGGCCATCGAAAATGTTTTTTAGATCCAGAATAATTACATCTGAATGCATTTGATGGAAATTGGTGTATCCATCCATAGCTAGTTTCTGGTTATCCGTTGTGATACGGATACAAAACGATCTTGGTGATTTGAATTTGTCTACTGACACTCTGTAAAATGGTTCTGCCATTATCTTCTACCTCCGTAAAATTTTTCAAAAAATAGTTTAAGTACGTCCATTTTTGAATCTAATTCATTATCCCCACAACAATATAGTTTATAGTAATATGTGTTTTTAGAGTCATCCAAAACAATTGGATCAATATCTATAATAATGAATTTATTGGGATATGTTTCCGTTTCTTCCAAAAAATTTTTAGTTTCTAAAAATTCGACATTATCTCTAATACTTTTATGGTTCTTAAATGAATCCTTTAGTATTTTTAAATCATCGTTTTCCATTCTCAATACAAAAGCTTTTTCGTCATTTGGACTTACATGGCCTGTTACTTTACATAATGAGTTTATCATTATCTTACCTCCGAAAAAAAAGAAAGGGATGCGTAATCCCTTTACTTAAATAGTTTTGATCCAATTGTACTCCATAGTTTGGAACCAATAATATTGAATTCCTCGAATTTCAGAACAGCACTTGCTCCAAGAATATCCACTACAGTCTTGAATAATTGTTCTGGAGTTACCTGATTCTTATACTGTTCATTCTTAACAGCAACAAGTTTCGCCAACTTCATATTCAAATCCTGGACTTCAGCGTTATCCTCCGATAGTGCCATCTGAATCTTCAAATTCTCAATTTGATAATCCAATCCATCATACAATAATACCATAGCTAATTTATGCATAGTTTACCTTCCTTTCTATTATAGCATAGGGAAATTCTGCGTATTTTGTTCCATACTATCACCTCATAATGGACAAACCATTTTTAGAACTAGATTTACACCGTCGTATTGTATGCTCTCAATTACAAAACCATAAACAAGTTTTCCGTTTAAAGATATAGTTGTGGTAGATGATTCAATCATTTTGAATGTTTTGTTTGATTTTATAATGATATCGTTTATAAAATCTTTATTATAAGGAATCACAACTGCCAATTTCTCAACGATGCCAGTGTTTAAACAATATGGTCTCTCCGTTTCATCAAAAAATAATGGATTCATAAAAGAATAAACTTTGTCTTTAACCTTTACAATAACACGGTCAATCATCTAACTCACCTCTTAGAATATCATTCTGTTCCTTAAGAAATAGAGATTCACCTAACTTACCTTCTTCCGCAATCGCAGCATTTAACTCTCGATTCATACGAGTATGACGACGATTTAGGAACAAATATGCAATAGCAGTTAGAATACCGGTTCCGGCCATCATAATCGCGTTTGCGATTTCTTGGCCTGCTTCTCCATCTCGTAAACCACGATAATATGCTTCTTGCATATCTTTATCTTCAAATTCCACTTTCTCAATCTCAAATAAATTCTTAAACATCACTTAGCTCCTTCTTAAATTCTACTTCTTTTAACACTTTATCCAATACTTCCAATATAAAAACTAGATATGAAATATCTTGATAAGGAATCCATCCTTCTTGAATATTTTTAATAATATCCAACACCTGATCCATTCCATATTTCAACTCTGCAATAGATAGTTCTAGAAGTAACATCTTCGCTTCGTGAACTTTACGTTCCACAATTTCTAATCTAGAAATATCTTCTTTTAAAATAGGAATACTTTCTTTAATATCCTTTTGTAAACGTCGATTAAAAAATAACCACGTAATCCATACAGGTCTATTTTTCAGTTTGTTGCTGTTCAGTATATACATTCTCATCATCCAATCTAAATAATTTATCTAACTCCGGGTCATTCTGCATAGTAATATCTAGCGCAATTTGACCACTTCTTTTAACGCGTTTAACACCTTTCGATAACACAAACATTCCTAATGCGGCACTTCCAAAATAGAAAGCCCATTTGGTGAAATTTTGTTCCCAACCTTTAAGAACTTCAAGTCCTTGTAGCTCTTTTTCATAATTTGTTCGAATATAGTTTTCTGTTTCTTTACTCATTTCTTTAATTTGAATTCTATGCATAATCTTACTTACCTTTCCAGTATAGTTAACAAAAAAGAAAGGAGAATAATATTCTCCTTTAAAGTCCCAATAGTTTCAAGAATGCTGTAATTAGTTTAAATCCTACAACCAATTTAACAACCTTAAATAATTCGGCTAAAAGTTTCATTTTATTCTCCTTTCTAAAATCCTTCATTACGAAGTTTTACTAAAACCTTCTGTAAAGTTTCTAGTCGTGCGTTGTGATAATGTTCATTATCAATATATCCTTGTTTCTGAAGCTTTTCAATATGTGCTTCTTCCATAACAGCATATGCTGATAATAGTCTAAATCCAACTTCTCTAAATACTTTTCTGATCATTTTAGTGATCCTCCTATAATTTTATTTCATTATAGGACATGTAAATCCTGCGTCATCTTTTCCAATTCCATTTTAAGAATGTCTTCCTGGATTTTGACAATATCAAATTTTGTTAAATCATTCCAAGAATTAAAGTAATTCACTAAGTCTGTTCTTGTATGAATCTCTTTTTCAGAGTTTGAAAGAGTGTTGAAATCATCATGCTCATCAAAACCGGCTAATGAGGCTGTTGAAACACTATTTGCAACCTTGAATAGTACGTAGTATCCATTCTTTGGCAAATAATATAACCAGCAAATAACTCCACCTACCTCTAGAACTTTAATTGGATTTTGTCTATTGATTTGCGTTGGTTTAGTATGAAATTTTACTTCTGACATAATAAGTCCTTTCTAATATCCTTTAGATAGTTTATCAAATGATTGTACAATTTTATCTAAACGTTCTTTTAAAATTTCAGGATTATATGCTCCATTCATCATATCTTGCATGGTAGCAGCACCGTGAGCATTGAAAAATGATTGAGTTGCATCGTTAGCATCATTGGACGCTTCTTGTGTCTCAAATTTATGTACTCTTGGTAACGACGAAAGAATGGTAACAATCAACGCTCGATCCATAGGATCAGTTGTTCGTGTATAGTCGTGCATAATCGATTTAAGAAATGATAGTAATACCATATCAGCGCTACTGTAATTCGCCATTTCGGGACGAGTTACAAAATTAATAGGATTCATTTTCTTTTCCTCCAATCTTTTAAATCCTTGTTTTCTTTGTAATTAAGATACAAAGTAATGAAAATAATACCAATTTGTATTAGTAATAAAGCCATAGTTTATACC